TTGCAGGGAACTAACTTAGACCGGCGGAAACAAACAACCCGTCCACCGTTGGCCGATCGGTCGACGGTGGGCGGTGGGCGGTTTTTTTGTCGGCCTGGACGGTTGGCCGATTTTTGACGAGCGAGCGATAACGAGCGAGCGCCACCGAGCGAGCGCCACAAACCCTGTTCCAATTGGAGATTTTGACGATGAAGATGACAACAATTGTGCGAGGGATTACGACCGAAGCGACGATTTGTGGGAGCGATTCAACCGCCAGCGGGCGGGCCGGTTGCGACGTGCGGACGATAATTCACGAGGTTGACCGGTACATTGTCGATTTTGCGACCGACTTCCAGTCGGAAGGTTGGCAGCAGTTCGATACCGACCAGGACGCAGCCTACTTTGGCGTCTGGATCAACCCGCGGACGTTCCAGGTGCTGACGTACGCGGAAGGTGACTGGACGTTAATCGATTGCCACGATCGCGACCGATACCGTGTCGAGGTTCAACGGTTGATCGACTTCCACTCACCTGGCGAGATTTGCACGGTGATCGATTCGAAGACCGGCAATGTGACTATCGTGCGGCAAGACCGGTCTGCGTTTTTGAGTGAGTGAGCGATACTGCGATTCAACCCACAAACCCTGTTCCAGATGGAGAATTGATCGATGAGAATCACATTTAACGAACTACCCGCCGTTAATAGTGGCGACGATGTGACGACTTACGAGGTCGACACGTCGCAGCCCGGGTGGCGGACTGGGCTGCTGGATTCCGACGTTTCCGCGATCGAGACGTGTGAGCGATTGGGAAAGGTCGTCACGATGGGCGCGATGATCGTCCATCCGTCCGAAACCGGCCATGAGATTGCCGAACCAGACTATCCGTTGGCCGATTGCGATCACGAACTGGTAGCCAGGGTTTCCGATGCCGGTGACGATTTCACAACGTGCAACAAATGCGGCGGTCACTGGAGCGGCGCACCGACAACGAATCCCGAATATTGCTAGACCGAACGAGCGACGAGCATAATTCGATACTGCGATTCAACCCACAACCATACTGCGGAAAAAAAATGAACACGCGAGACCAACTAGTAGCTGCGCTTCACGTTTGTCTGGACTACATCCAGGCAACGAGCGACATCGACGGTATCTGGGAAGTCAACGACCAGGAATCACTCGACAACTGGCGGAAGGCTCGCGATGAGGTCACTGAGGTCGTTCGCGCGGCTTTGGCGGCGGATAACGCGGCACGCAACTGAACGAGCGATTTTCGACGCCCGAGGATGCCCTGTAACGGCATCGGACGAGCGACCTTGACTGTTGGGTCGCGGAAAATTACACACTGCACAGCCGCCGGACAGGGACTGGAACCCCCTCTGAGCCCCACTGGGTAATCAAATCTCCCCGGTGACGGCGAGTCCGGCGGCATTTTTTGGATGAGCGAGCATGACAAAGCGAGCGATCCTCTACGCCCGATTCAGCCCCCGCAAAAACGCAGACGAGTGCGATAGCGTTGACCGACAGTTGACGGCACTCCACGAGTATTGCGACGAGAAGGGCATCGAAGTGATGGCCGAGTTCAGCGACGAAGCGCTCTCCGGTGCCGACTACGATCGGCCTGGGTTGTGGGACGCGGTCGCAGCATTGAAACGCGGCTGGATTTTGTTGTGCCGCGATTATCAGCGCCTGGCTCGCGACACGACGCTGGCTATGGTGATCGAGCAGAAGATCAAGGCTCGCGGCTGCAGCCTCATGTCGATGGAAAACGGCGACCTGGTCGACCGGCACGAAGATCCGTCGATGAAGATGATGCGAACTATTATGCACGCTTTTGCGGAGTTCGATCGCGCCGTTCGCAACGCCAGGACCCGGGCCGGTATGCTCCGCAACCAGCGCAACGGGCGACGACAATCGGCTGTAGTCCCTTACGGTTGGCGGAGCGATCCCGACTCCGATTTGAACGAGTACGGGCGTCCCAGCGGCATGCTGCACGACGACGCGGAGCAGCGAGCGATCGAGCGTATGCGTGAGCTTCGCGAATCCGGCCAGTCGTACCGGCAGATCTGCGAGGTCTTGACCACCGAAGGCCACCCGCCACGAGGTGGCGGATGGCACCCGGGATCGGTTCAGCGGATTCTCAAGCGGCGTTGAGTTCGTCCAAACTTTCGACGACTCGCCGCAGTTCGTCTTTGGTCAACTTGGCGTAATTCGTCGTCATCGTGATCGACTTGTGGCCCAGCAACGCCTTCGCGTCCTGCAGACGCCCCATTGCCCGCAGCGCCGTGGCAATCCCGTGACGCAATTGGCCAGGCGACCAGCGCTTGAGCTTTTCACCGCTGGCCTCTGCTTTTTGAAAAGCGTAGGCGACGGCTTTGCCGTATGAATTCAGGCTGTAGGACGGATTGATTGTCCGTTGCCACTTTTTGTAACGAGTGGCCTTTCGGATCTCCCGAGCTTTCAGTTCGCTCGGGTAGACGGGACACTTCCGATCTTCACGCCGACCGGCCTTCTCCATCTGGTTCGCGCGCCACTCCATTGCGTAGATCGGGCGGAACACATGATCGCCCGGGTCACTGCACATCTCGACAAATGGGCGAATGGCATCTTGCGCCTGTGGACCCAATGCCTTGTACAGGTCGTATTCGCTTTCTTCGTCGTCGTCGTCGATGAAACGGTCGACCTTGTTCTCCCAAGGCTCATAGAACCAACACGCATCATCGGACATGTCGAGTTCACCGAGCGTGATTTCGCACACCTCGCTGGGACGCATGCCGCCCCAGTACTGGACCGTCACCATTGCCGCGATGACTGGCGACATGAAGGGCAGGATCGGAGTCACCTGGTCCCAAGTGACTGGTATCTTTCGTTTCGCTTCGAGAATCGGCGGGCCGCTCTTGCGCTTGTTTCGCTTTTCTTTCTTCACCGGCCCGACATCAAGAAAGTCGTGGTGCAACTTTCGACTAATCAGTTCGTTGACGTGGCACCACTTCATCCAGGCACGCACCTCGCCGCAGATCTTGTTTATCCGATTTCGAGTCCGACGTTCCTTGATCAGTGCCTTCTGCAGGCGCTTGTACGCCGCTGTGCCGAACTCCGACCAGAAGATGTCCCCAACGTGTCGCAGGACATGGTCGACGACGAGGCGTTTGTTCTTCGCCTCGTTCTTCGTGTGCTCTTCCCGCATCTCAGCGAGATAGCGCTCGCCGAGCTCCCGCAACGTCAGTTCGTCGGTGATGTCGGGGCTCAGACCGGCGGCTGCGTGCCAACCGGTTGTGTTCGTCGCCTGGCGAACCTTGTTGGCAACGGACGCCTGAATCCATTCGGCTTTCCAGATGGCATACCGTATCTCGGCTTGCTCTTGATTGTTGCCAAAATACTCCGATGTCTCGTGACCGTTCCTTTCCCAGCGAGCACGATACTGACCCAGGGCCTTGTCGAATTTTAGCTCGGGAACCTTACGCATTACACATAACTCCTTTGGTATACTTGGTTGAACAGTATACCGTAACGGTTATGTGTATATAAGTGTTTTGGGAGAGCGGTTAACAGCCGCTCGCTCTACCGATTGAGCTATCGGGGAAAACGCAGTCTAAGTGCTACCTTGTACAGTACTTAGGTCGACTCCGCAATCCATCATACACTCACATACACGTCAAAAAATCCGGCTAGTATCCGGCTAGTATCCGGCTAGTATCCGGCTAGTATCCGCCCTAACCTATCGGCAAACGGCCCGCGAAAGTCCAATTCCCGGGCCCAGAAACGACTACTTCTTCTTCCACTTCGCCTGTACGACGGCCATTTCGACCTTCGCCTGGTAGGTCGTCAGCAGGTCGTTGGCGCGGTCGAATTTCGTCACTGAATCGACGCGGATCTCGTCCAGACCCAGGTCCGTCACCTGATCGACGATCGCTTTGAGCGCCGCCGCGTGTTTCTCCATGATCTCGATTTTTTCTTCGAGATCTGGGATCGTGATCGTTCCCCACCGCAACTGGTTGGGGATTGAGCCTCCGCGTGCCTTCGCCATTTTGAAATCCTATTCACAGTGGGGCATCTTGCCCGACAAACGTGCAGAGAAAACCGATATCCGATTTCCTGACTCTACTTTTACAGACTCGTGAACATCTTCACAACTAATCATATCGGATTTTGCCAAAAACTTCTTGATTCCGTTTGTGTAACCGTTGATATGTCTGAAACGGTTATGTAGTTTCACTCTCCACACAAGGAGGGTGAGATGCACACCGACGAACAACTGCCGACCTGTTTGACCTGCCCCCGCGTGGGCGTGAGACGAGGACTCTGCCACCGATGCTATCAAGCCTGCTGCACGCAGGTGAGGCGTGGCAATTTGACTTGGGATGAGGCCGAGGCCGCTGGCCTGGCTCGACCGGCGCGAAAGCGTGGACCCTGGCTCGACAAGTTCCGCGAGGTGATTCCGGCCAAGTCCCGCCCGCCGCAAGATGTGGCGAGACCGGCGGAGCCGGGGGCGGGCATCTCAGCCGAGTAAGGAGGCGAACCATGCTGGCACTGGGTTTGCGTGAGGGAGAACGTGTTGTGCTGCTGCTGCCGGATGACCGGCAGATCGATGTCGTCGTCGGTCGCTGCACCAACGGCAAAACGAAACTGGCCATTGAAGCTCCGCAAGATATCGAAATTTTGCGAGAGACACTGTTAGACCCGAAACGAGTGAGGATGACTTCATGAGTGTGCTTGAAAAAATCACGACGGAGGTCGCCAGTCGGCCATCGGCCATGTTCATTATGGGACCACCGGGTATCGGCAAGAGTACGTTGGCCGGAAACATCCCGGGCATCGTGGTTCAGCCGTTTGGCCGCGAGGATACCTGGAGTCTCTTGAAACAGGCTGGCGCGGTTCCCGCCGACCTGCCGGTCCTGCCACGAGCGACGAAGTGGCTCGATCTGATGATGAATCTCAACGCCCTGGCGAGCGAAGAGCACGCATACAAGGGCGTTGCGATCGACACTGCGACCTGTGCCGAATCGCTTTGCCACGAGCACGTGACCGACAGCCAGTTCGGCGGATCCTGGGATTCGTTCATGGCGTATCACAAGGGGTACGAAATCGCAGCCAATTCCGATTGGGTCGATCTTCTCGACAAGCTCGATGCCTGTCGTGACCGGGGCATGAGCGTCGTCCTTCTGGGACACACCCGCGTCGCCCCCTTCAAAAACCCAGAGGGCGAGGACTACGACCGGTTCCAGCCGGATCTGCACAAGAAGACCGCAGCCGCTCTCACTCGATGGGCCGACGCGGTGTTGTTTGCCAACTACTACACCGAAGTGGAAGACGGCAAAGGCAAAGGCGGCAAGAGTCGCGTGCTGTACACCGAGTACAGCCCCGCCTTCGATGCCAAGAACCGGTTGGGACTTCCGCCCGTGCTGGACATGGGCAGCAACGGCACCGAAGCCTGGTCGAATCTTGTGGGAGCAATCAAGGAGGCACGATCAAATGGCTAAAAAGGCTAAAAAACAAATGTCCACGAGCCAACGCCGCAAAATGAGCGAAATCATGAAAAGGCGGTGGGCCGATGCTAAACGCGCGAAAGCGGGAATCGGCGTAGAGCAATACCTCGCCGCACACCAGTTGTGCGAGCAACTTCTTGAGATCGTGGATGTCGACAACGCCGTCGCGATTCTCACCGGAATCAAGGACAGGAAAGATGCCTGAATATCAACAGGGCAAGTACATCGCCGTCGTCGAGTCGCAGGGCTTCGACCGAACCACAAACGGAAAAGAATTTTTCGGCCTGGTCGTTCGACCGATCTGGTACGTCATCGACGGAGTCCAGGGTGGCGAACGGGAACGAGTGACGAACCCGTTTCCGCGAACCGTCAACTTCTGGCTGACGACCGACAAGGCGAGGGGGTTTGCAAAGGCAAAACTCAAACATTGTTTCAATTGGGAAGGTGGCAGTTGGTCCGACCTGAGCCCCGACACTCCCGGCTACACCGACTTTCACGGCCAAGAGGTCAGCGTGATCAACACGCACAAGCCCGGCACTTCGAACCCCGACAAGCTCTACGACAATTTCGACATCCAGTTGCCGCGCAAGGCCGAGATCAAAAACGACGGTGACATCGCTACACGGTTGGACCGACTGGGTGGCAGCGTGGCTACGCCAGCACCAGCGCCTGTCGCCGCACCGGCACCAGCACCAGCGCCACCGGCCACCGATGAGGTGCCGTTTTGAATCATCAACGTGCAATGAAATTTGAACTCGACGGACTGGTCGATCGGGCCAACCCGCCGTTTCAGGGCCACTCGCCAACGTCGCGTGCGGCTGCGCAGCAGATCGCGTCTCCGGCCAGGTCGTTGAAGAGTCGGGTTCACGATTTCATCGCACGCCGTGGTGACTCTGGATGCACAGACGAAGAGATCCAGATCGCTTTGGAGATGAACCCATCGACTCAGCGGCCACGCCGTGTGGACCTTGTCCGTGACGGCGTGGTCGAGGATTCGGGACGACAACGCAAAACACGCAGCGGTCGCAACGCGACCGTCTGGGTGATTCGAGAAACATAGCCCGCCAAACAGGGCAACACGGTTAGTCGCCGAGCCTCGACCGGTATCGACTGAGGCGGGAAGCGCACGGCAGTGATACCGGCCCTGCGGGGAAAAGTCACTGCGAACAAAGCGCCCGCTGTGGAGTGTGAGCCCGCCCCCTGGCCACAGCATCAAGGGAAGTCGTGCAGACAGAGAGAGAAGTGTTTCTCTCCCCTGCAGCGCCAGGGGGGTGCTAGCGAGAAAGAAACAAGGATGGAAGAAATCTATCGAATTGCGGCAACGACCAGCCCAGATTCGTTTGTTGATCCCGCCGATTTCGAAAAACACGTCTGGTTGCTCGTCGAGTGCGAACGCTTGATGGTCGAGAACAACCGACTTTTTCACGAGGCATTTAACAGGGATCGCGAAATCATTCGACTACTGGCGAGGTTGAATAGTGCTGAGTGAAGGCAGGGATGTCGTGATGACAGGAACGGATAACGCGATGGCGATATACCTCGCCTACCCCAGGAAGGTTGGTCGCGGTGCAGCGCTCAAGGCGATATCGAAAGCCCTGCAGCTAGTCCCGTTCGATCAATTGCTCGAAGCCGTCGAAGCCTACGCCAAATCCCGTGTCGACGAAAACGGCCAGTTCCGAGACGACAGAAAATACACGCCACATCCGAGCACCTGGTTCAACCAGCAACGGTGGGCCGACGACCCCGAGGAATGGGCCGTCGCTGTGCAGATTAACAGTGCCGACGCTTTCGAGAAGTTGCGCCTTGCGATCCGCAAGCACGGGCTGATGGGGCGTGTCGCCGCTGCTGAAGACCTCGACGAGATGGTCATGGCGGCGGCGGTACGGATCGGCTGGCAACGTCTGTGCGAGATGACGGAGTTCAACCGGGACAGTCTTTTTCGACTGTTTGATTCGACACTTCAAGCAGTAGCGAGGGGCGACGAATGAAGCCGTTTGACGTGGTCAGTCTGTGTGACCTCACCGGCAACATGGTCATGCCCTGGGCCGAGGCTGGCTATCGATGCTTGTGTCTCGACATCGCCCACAGTATTCGGCGCGAGCGTGAAACCGAAGTCGGATCAGGTTCGATCGTCTACCGCTGGGCGAATGTAAGAAGCCTCACACCATCGGATCTTCCTCGTGACCCGGTGATCACGTTTGCGTTTCCGCCCTGTACGAATCTGGCCGTTTCGGGGGCGAGGGACTTCAAGCAAAAAGGAATTCGCGGGTTGATTGACGGTCTCGAACTGGTCGAAGCGTGCCGCCAGTTGTGCGAGTTCACCACTGGTCCCTGGATGTTGGAGAATCCCGTTAGTCGACTTTCGTCCTGCTGGCGAAAGCCAGATCACACGTTTCACCCGTGGATGTACGGCGATAACTACACGAAGAATACCTGCCTTTGGACAGGCAACGGTTTTCTGATGCCGCAACCGACGATCGATGAACAACCGGAAGACTGTGACCAGCGAATCTGGCTGATGAGTCCCGGTCACGGTCGTGCGGCCAAACGATCGGAAACACCGATGGGTTTTGCAAAAGCCGTTTTTGAGGCGAATCATGATCAATAGCCGCAACAAGGGAAAACGCGGAGAGTTGGAAGCCGCGAAAGTCTGGTCGAAACTGTTCGGCGTCGAGATGCGTAGATCGCAGCAGTTCTGCGGTCGATCAGACGAGAGTGACGACATCATCGGCCAGCCAGGCGTCTCGTTCGAGGTGAAACGAACCGCCCGCACCAACGTCCAGCGAGTCGTTGCCAAGGCCGTCGAGGACGCCGCAGAGGGGCGTGTGGCCGTCGTCCTCCACCGGGGCGACCATCAGCCCTGGCTCGTCAGCCTGCAGCTACACGACCTTCCAGACCTGGTGGCGACCCTGTTCCAAACCCTGGCGGATAACTGATGCCTCGCACTGTCGTAATCGCAGAACCAAATGTTCCGACCCGTGTCGGTGATATTCGTGTGACCGTAAAGCTCGAACGTTTGAACCGGTGCATCGTGTACATCGACCATCCACCCTTTGTGATTGACAACCGTGACGGTGACGGAGATGATGACGACAGTTGAATCGCGAATCGGTAACCAGCCCGCGCGAGTCCCCGAGAAGGACCGCGCGGGTTTTTTTGTCATGGACGACATCGAGCAACGATTGCTTCGAATTGAGGAACGTCTGAAGGTCGAATTGGGCCAGGACGGATTCGACGGTCAGTTATGGAAAACACTCGACGCCCACAGCCAGCGACTCACGTCGATCGACAACACGATCTACCGTGGCAACGGCAAGGATTCGTTGGTCACGCAGATCACAAAACTGCGTACCGAAATGCGAACGCTCGCCGGAATACTTGGCGTGTTGATTCCGGTTGGTTTCAAAGTGGTCGACATCTGGCTCTCTTCCTGATTATCGCCGCAACGGCGGTGGCCGAAGAGCCGGTGTGGGTGCGTGCCAGCATCCAGGTCGATGGGTGTTCGGGAACCGTGATCAGTCCAGACGGCTACGGCGTCGGTGCCGGTCACTGTGCGAAGGTCGACCGCAAGTTGACCTGGGTCGGCTACGACAACAAGACCACGGGCAAAGGGCGGTGGCTGTACGTCGATGAGAAACGTGATTTGGCGTTGTTCAAGATCGACAAGCCAATCGCTCACGTTCGAGTTCCGCGACGGTTACCGGCGGGTCCGATCACCGGATGCGGGTGGCCTGAAGGCTCGGGGCCGGAACGATTGCGGCTGCGTTATTCAAACAGAGAAGAGTTTTCCAACCTGACCGGTGCGCGATGGGTGTTCGCGGTAGAAGCTGGCAAGTTCCGTTCTGGCAACTCAGGTGGCGGGGTCTTCATCGGGGCCGATCTCGTCACCGTCATGACCCACGGGGTTGACGACCAATGGGTCTACGGGTGCCGTCACGAGGAGTTTTTGGCCTTCCTCGCGGACGCGGAACAGGCAACCAGGGCGGTCTTCCTTCCGCCGCCAGGCGTTGCCAAACCGCTCGCCCTCGGCACCGGTTGGGGAGACGACGATCGAACTCGGGAGATCAAGGCGCTGCAGAAACGTGTCGCGGCTCTCGAAAAACTGCTGAGTAGTAAACAGTCGCCGGTTCCCGGTCCTCCCGGGCCTCCTGGACCCCGCGGGGAACCGGGACCGGTTGGCTCGACGGATACGGGGCTGAACGATCGAATCATTTCACTCGAAGAATGGCGCGACAACTTCAAAGCGGTGATCCGCGTGAAGATCGCGCCGAACAAGGAGAAGACCGATGGCAAGTAGTGTTGACCTGCAGGCGTTGCTGGAAGCGGCAAGCGGCGAACGACTGGCGCAGCAGAGCGCCGCGAACAATTCGCTTCTGCAACTGATGGACCGTGCCTTTTTGAAGAACATGGCTGAAGTCGACACGGGTGAGGCATTCGCCAGCCGCGTGCTGATCCAGTCGAAGGATGGTCCGTCCGCTTGATCGACATCCAAACTGAAGCAGACCGATTGATCGCATTGGATCAAACGGGACGTGATCGCGAAATGGTCGTCATGGCCCTGCGGCTCGGACAAGAGTCGCAGAGGTCGTGGGACCAATTGCATGCGTTGGACCTGGAGTTGATCGATGAATTCACCCGTGATCGAAAAGGGGATGGCGGCGCACCTGAAGGCGCGTAATCGGTTGAAGAACATGTGGTTGCACGACCTGACCAATCGCCTGCAAATCCGCCGCAAGGCTCTCGCGCGGGACGCTGGCCTCGACGAAAGCTACGACGTTGGAACGTACCCGGGCGAATCGACGACCGTGATCCAGGGTGGTCCTGGCATGGTCAAAACGTCATTGCTCACCGCAGCCCTCATGGGTCTCGGCGGCGCGGGAGTCCTGGGAGCCAGTCAATTACTGGACGCGCTTCCATCCTCACGGGTGCGGCCAGTAGATGCCCAGCCCCCCGCCGTCGTGGCTCCTGCGGAACCTGCCGAAACTGAATTCGATATCACCGTCGAGACCGTTGACGGCCAGCTGAAAGTGACCGGTGTAAAAGAGGTCGAGTAGAGTAATGGATTACTCGTTAGTACGCGACGACATCAATAACGGTGACGTGCTGGCGTTCGGCTACGTCCGCACATCGATCTTCAGCCAACTGATCAGCCTGGTCACCCGCAGCCGAATCAGTCACGTCGGGATCGCGATCCGTTTCTACGGTCGCCTGTGCGTGATCGAGGCGCTGGAGGGACACGGGGTCCGCGTGTTTCCGATCAGCACGCTGCTTCGAGAAGGCCGGAAGATCTGGTGGTATCAGCTTCGATTGCCACAGAAGTTGCGGCGGTTTGAGCTCTGCGAGTTTGCCTTGCGGCACTGGGGCAAACGCTACGCGAGCCCCTGGCAGTTCGTTCGCACCTTCAGCCTGGTCACACGCCGTATCTGCGATCTGTTGAAGATCAAACGTGACACGAACGAGGACCGGTTCTTTTGTAGTGAGTTCGTTGTTAGCGCCTTGAAGCACGCTGGGGTCGAAATCGAAGTCGATGCCGCATCGATGTCGCCCGCCGACGTGATCGAATTGCCGTGTCTCTTGCAGCGGGGAATCCTTGAATGGACTACCGATTTAAGGCAACCGTCCTAAAAATTGTCGATGGTGACACGGTCGATTGTCGCATTCGCCTGGGCTTCCACGTTGAAGTCGTTGAGCGGCTGCGGTTGTGCATGAGCGACGGGGTCGGCCTGAACGCACCAGAAGTTCGTGGTGCGGAGCGTGAAGCCGGATTGGCCAGCAAGCTCGCTCTGAGGAACCTGCTGGCACGATACACGGAAGACGACGAAGTCATCGTGCAGACCTTTCGCGGCACCGCACAGGGCAAATATGGCCGGTTCCTGGGGGCGTTGGAGACCAGTGAGGGCGTAAAGATCTGCGATCTACTGGTGGAGAATGGACATGCCGTCAGAAAGGCATACTGATGACCTGGAAGTTCCCGAAGGCGAGCCCACGCCCGAGGAAATCCGCGAGATGTGTGAAGAAATCCGCAAGGAGTGGAAGCACATCAAGGCCCGGGACGCACGCAAAGCGGAAATAACGCCATATCGGACGATTATTTTTAAGCGTCCTAAAGATATTTAGTGTTGCGCGCGTGAGTATTCCCCGCTTGCGTGGTTGGTTTGATATCGGAATGCGCTGATGTTAGCATTTTGTCAAACCGTATTGGACATGTTGACGGAGAGTTAGGGGGGGGGCATGAAAAACACAACCGGAACGGTCTTCCAATGGTACGTTGAGCGCAACGGAGACCCGCAAACCAGGCGTTCGTTTACTTCGGAATCGCTCGCCCAGGAGTACGCGAGCATTTACGACCGCATCTCCGATGGTGACACGACGACTCGGATCTACCTTGCCCCGACGATCGAGATGGTTGAGATCGCAAAAGAGGTGGGCGAAGAACACTCGCTGAAAGGCGTCTACGCGGTCGTCGAGGAATCGGTTAGCAAGCACAAACCCAAGAAAGCCAACGGACGACCTTGGTTTCCGACAGTCGTCGTTTCTCTGCTTCTGGTCGCCTGCGCGGCTTTGGGTTTCGGGGTGACCCCTTCGAGGCCGACAAAAACACCGCCTTCCCAAACGGTCAAGTGCCCAATTTCGGGCATCGATCTTGTGTTGGTGCCATCAGGAACCGTCACGATGGGATCGTCTGAGGCGGATCGAAATTACGTTCTGAACAACGTCGACTTGCAGCGATGGAACAAACTGCGAGTGCAGTCGGAATTGCAACGGCTGGCTGACGTACCCCGGTTCTATCTTGCGACGACCCCGGTGACGATCCGGCAGTTTCGACAATTCGTGACTGCGACAGGTCACATCACCACCGGTGAAAGCGACGATGAGGGCGGCTGGGGACGTGTCAACAACGCCTGGGTGAGGTCAAACGATTACACGTTCGACAATTTGGGCGAAGACATCGAGATTGATGATCGCATGCCCGCCATGAACATCAGCTACCGGGACGCTCTCGAATACTGCTTATGGTTGTCCAACGAAACCGGTCGGACGTATCGTCTGCCCACCGAGGCGGAATGGGAACACGCCGCTCGCGGTGGAACAGACACTCGATGGCACACCGGCAACGACCTGCTCAACGCCACCAATTGCGGCTGGACGGCGGCTTCAAGTGGTGGAATCCCGCACCCCGTTGCGTCTTTCGAACCCAACGAGTTCGGCCTGTACGACATGATCGGTGGGGTCTGGGAATGGTGCGGTGATCATTTCTCCGACGACCGACCGTGGAGGGTTCTCAAGGGCGGTTCCTTTCGGGCAACCCCCTGGCTCGCTCGCTCCGCTTCTCGCAGCGGACTGAGAGAGGACTACGTCGGAGCCAACGGTTTTCGCGTGGTGCTGGAACCCTAACGCCTGGCCCCCGCTCGACCGATCCGCCGCCGTCGTGGTTCACGACCACTGAAGATCCGACGCATGTTGTTGAGCCGTTCACCCAGCGCCTTGGTGATCCGTGGCACCTTGCGTGGCCGATACGGTCGACCGAGACGCTTCTGAGTTCGCTCGGCTTCCATGTTGCTGCGGCGTAGGGCTTCCTGCTTGATGAGGCTTTCGATCTCCCTGATGCCACGACCGTTGGCCTGGAGGATCTTCAGTTCATCAGACTTCAACGGTTCCTCGAAGCTTGGGTTGGTCAACTGCCAAGCGATGGCACCCAGGTACAGATCCGGTACGTTCGCCACAGGGTTGGACATCACATCTTTGGTGACGACCGATAACTGCTCGCGCAACTGCTGCACGGTTTGTTCGTCACCCGCTTGAGCGGCCTCGAGCATCTTTTCGCGGGCGGGCATGTAGGTCATCGACCTCCACTTGTTCAGGACCATCAGTTCCTGTTTGCCGTCCTCGTCGAGCAGGTGCTGGGTGTGGCTCAACAGGTATTGCCGACCGTTGGCGTTCCGCACCGTTTTGGGCAACTGCAACCGGAACGCAGCCGCGTCTGCCCGCTCATTCTCCATCGCCATCCAGTGCCGGTCTTGCATGCCCCGCTGACTCACCCGCAGGAACCGTTGCAGCACGGGAGTCGACCGGAGGACCGTGGTCGTTTTGAATTGCTCTTCGGTATCGTCAAACGCATCGCCCAGGATTGGGCCGGTGAACGGGTGAACGACCGTGTTGATAATCCCCGTCTTCTTGATCGTCCAGGCGAGCATCTTGCGGTTCGATTCCCATCCCCCGGCTTCCCAGTGTGACCGGGGAATAATGTCGCCCTTGTAGAACCGGTCGCGTGGATTCATTCCGGTTGCGTACTGCCGCCAAGCGTCTGCGATATCAATGTACGGGTTCAGGTTGGGACGCATATTGGTGTCGATGGACTCAAGCAGATCCTGCAACGCTGCCGGTGATGTACCTGCCTCCGTCTCCACATCGGTTGTCGCTTCCACAACAGCGTCCATGGCGTTGCCCCACATCTGGGCGAGGAAACTGCGAGTCTCGTCACGCGGGATCGTGAGTCCCACGGCGTGCCGTTTCCCATCGACCTGCGTCGTCCCCAACGGGATCACGTCGTAGTTGTCGACGAAGTACCGGGAGAACAACTTGTACCACTCTTGCAGTTCGTCACCGACAGGTCCGAGAAACCCAAGCGCCCCGTACCCTGCCATCTTCACGACCGTCGTCGGTGCCAGGGTCCACACCACCTGGTGCATGATCCACGCCGCACGGGTCTTCGGCTGGTCACCCTTCAGCAACTGGTAGTCCCGGTGCAGTGAGTTCCATCGCACCTTCGAGTACATCCACATGAAGTTGGTCAGGGTGGTGACCAACCCCCGCTGCATGAAGTCGGGTGTCCCCGTGTCCTTCCTGGTCATCAAGGCTCGCTGGCGGGTATCGACGCCCCGCTGCTTCATCAGGTTGTAACCGGTCATCTTTCCGGCGAGTTCCTGGGCCTCGGCATAGGACTTCAATCGTTCCGCACCGAGAACCTCAAACGCATGCAGCATGTGGCCCCATGCTGGCAGTACCTTTGACTTGAACTTCTCCAGCATCGAGGGGTCGTCGAGTTCACGCAGACGCTTGATTTCTTTGGCCGCTCGTTCTCGCGGTGACAAATCCGCTTCCAAAAAACCGGGAAGCATTTGTCCTGTCTGTGATTCGATGTCGGTCAACGGAATCGCATAAGCGTGTTCGTCCATCATCTCTTCGATTTGTTTTTTCACCTCCTCGCTCGCTTGACCTCTCGCAAATTGTCTGGCTGGACCGGCCTTCAACGCACCTCCGCTCAAGAATTGGGCCACCCTCCCCCAACCCATCAGCTTGTGACGTTCCTTGAGAATATCGAGAAGGCCAATTCGCATTTTCCGGCCCATTGCCTCAGCCTGAGCCACCTCTATTTGGTTGGGTTCCCGACCGTGTGTATCCCGAATGTCTTGCAAATGTGCCTGGGCCGTTTCGTATTCCAACCGTTTCGACTGAGCACCGAGGTTCCGGTGTGTCCGCTGTACGTCCTTCAACCAGTTCCCGGCGATAAAGGAAGGGTTGTACGTCACAAATAGCGGATGGAATCTCTTGTACACCTGCGAACTCAACAGGCCGGAAATGCTCTGCAGCGTTCCGATGTCGTGCTGCATGAACATCTTCACGATTGCCTTGTCGACGGAGTAATACTTCATGTCTCCATCGCGGAGCACTTTCAGGATCTCCCGATTTGGATCTTGTGGTGGGTCGGGTTCCCGCAGGGTTCCCTTGGGGCCTGGCTCCGGTTTCAGTTCCTCAAACTCTTCGTCGAAATACTTTTCCATCCATTCGACAATGCTTTTCTTTGTCCCGTTGATCTGGTTGAAGCGGTGCAGCGTCACCATCTTCAGCATCGTCGCGTTGAACGGGTTGGCTATCTCGCCAAAAGTACCGACCTGCTTCTCCAGCATCGGACTGATTCGCTCGTCGGTGGTGATGTACTTCAGCACCAGAAACGTCGAGTAGTTGTCGATGTTCTCGCGAAGACCACCTGGTCCCTCGACCTTGTCGCGGTTGTAGACTCCCGCCTCGACGGCGTTCTCAACAATCGGAAACACGATTTCACGGTGCCACCGCAACGACATCTCTTCGAGAAGCTCGAATTGCGTCATCGTGCTGCCATTGATCGGATGCGTAATCTCGGCGCTCAGGTTTCGCTGGAGTTGGTTTATCGCTTCCGCAGCCGTTTCGGCGGTGGTCCCCAAGGGGTTGAAGAACTCGGATCGCTCCATGATGACCCGGAGCATCATCGTGTACTCACCAAACTGATCCATCGACACGCCAGCCGCCTGCAACGGTTCCACGATCTCGCGTTGCGTCCGCATCACCAGGGCATGGACAGGGGCGTCGACCGTGAACAACTCGTCCAGCAGCGCCTCGAAGTTTCGGGACTCCTTGACCGAAGCACCCCGGTCCCGTGCTCGCTTCGCCAACTTCTTGCCAGGTGCAAACCGATCGAGGATGCCTTGGGTCGCAAACTGAACAAGCGTGTCCCACCCGCTCATGCGAGCGCCCTCGCGTGCCGCTGCGACCGAAAGCAACGCCTCCTCGCTGCTCTGGAACCCCGCCAGCACTCGCCCGCTTCGGTGTTTCAGCAACTTCTCGGAGTCACCGGCCAGCAAGTCCTGCAGTTCCTGGTACTCCTTGAGGAACTCAGGTTTTCGCGAAACGTATGCCATGAACCCCCGCCAGAATTCGGGGGCGCGGTCCTTCAACTCCTTCGGCGCGACCAGCAGAACGCTCAACGCCTGGGCGAAGAGTTCTTTGTCCTCATGCCGGTAGTTGCGGTACGCATCCGTCGCAGTCGATTCGTCATACGGTGTCCACCAGTACGACAGTTCGATCAACTCCTCCCGCAGGCTGTTTTGGCTGAGTAGTTCCCGCTTGCGGACTTCCTCTGCTATTAACTCGTGATACTGCTTAAGGATTTCCTCCTCGGAGGCAGACAACGGCTGGCCTGTACTTGCAGACTCAACTGCACTTTGCAGTTTCGGAATGTCATGCGGCACCACTCCACTGAGTGCAGCTTTTACAACGGAATGTTTTGTTTCATTCGGCAGTTGCTTGAACCACTTCATCAGAACTGGGTGGATGTCGGTGTCTTTCGACGCACGAAAGATGTCGACAATGTCTTTTGCCGTAAATCCGTACTCGTCAGCGATCTCCTGTTCGATATCGGGGTTCGTCAGCAGTCGCCTGGCTTCCTTCCGTAGACGTGCTTTCTCGCTGGCATCCAACGGAGCAGGACCGCCGATCGTGCCAGCCAAGTAATCGGACGTGTACTTCTGCAGACCCCTGAGTCTCCCCAGGATGTTCCCGCGTTCCGTAGTGGCTTCACCCAACGCATCGTCGTGGGGCAGGTAGTCGATGAGGTGACCAATCTCGTGGGCAAGGATCTGGGTGGCTTCCATGATGTTTTTGGCATACGCCGGATTCATCAGGATCGCGGCAGAAGTCAGTTGGCCATCGGCTCCCTTGAACATCCCCGCCACCACTCTCAGCCGCTCACTCATTTCGGGGGCGCGCCCCTCGAGCAGGTTGGTGGCTAGCTCGACGAGTTCCGGCAACGCAAACCCGTACAGTTCCAACGCCTCGCCGGTGCCAAACTCTGCGGTGGCGGGGCCGGTGTCGACATCCTGTTGACCGTACTCGCCAGGTGCTCCACCGCGTGCGGCTGCGCCTTCCTCGTCTGCTGCGGTCGGGGCTTCCGCTGCAACAGGTTCCGCCGCAACCGGACCCTCGACAACCGGAGCCGCTGCCGGTTGCCCAACCGGGGGTTGCATCGTCTCCATCCCCGCAACCCCCCCCATACCGACGGTGCCGAACCGTTGGATAGGTTGCCCTTCCATTTCGGCCTGTCCGATCGCCTCCAACTGCTGGACTGCGGGTTGCAGGCCCAGTGTCGCCTCCCCCGTCACGATCGCCCGCAGGGAATCCTGGTACTCGGTGATCGTCTCGGAACCCTCACCCTCGGCCAGCGCCGTTCCCGTCAGTCGCTTGAACTCGTCGTTGGAGACCTCCGACGCCTGGCTCAACTCCCTCGCCGCTGACGGGTACTCCAGCAACAACTGCTGGGGTGTTCGGCGTTGACCGGATTCGGTCTCCGGTACACCGGCCACCTGGACCCGAATGGTGTTCAACTCCTCCAGCGTGATCCCCTCGCGAAGGATTGCTTCGCCCGGGTTGTCCTCGGCCAGGAGCATCTCCAAACGATACAGAAGTCCCTTGAACACCTGTGACGTGCCCGGGGCATTCCCCTCGGCTACCACGACCTGGGCGACTTCAGCCACCTGTGTCTTGAATTCTTCGGGGGCCGCAGCAACCTGCGCATCGACTTCCTGCAACATCCGTTCGGCTTCCGGCCTGACCGCCGCACGGTGGCTCCCCTTGCTGGGATCGAAGTCCACTTCCTCGCCATCGATCACAACGGTGTTCGGCAACCGCTGTCGAATGCCCGGGTCGAGCTTGTTGTAGTTCCCGCGACTCTGGCTGTTCAGGAACTTTTCGAGGCGCTGTCGCGGCGTGTCCATGCCTTTCGCGTATCGTGATGCGTTGGGCAATGCGAAGGCAGCACCGAAGGCCCCGAAGGCCAGGGACTCGGAAGCGAGTTGGCTCCAGGCGGCTTTGACGACCTCTGGGTCGTCGCTGAAAATGCGTTGAATTACACCATAGTCTTCGGACAGTCCCGTGAGACCATGCAGCAGTTCATCGAATCGTTCTTCCTCAAGTTCACCCAACATGCCGGTCCAGCCAATACGTTCTCGCGTCTGCTGGATCTTCTGGAGTGTCGCTCCCGGTTTATTTAACCGATCGGCAATAATCGTGTTTTTCAGCGCCCGAATTCCCGGCATGCGGCTCAAGGCTTTTGCCGTCATTCCCCCTGCAAATTCGCTGCTTAAGGTAATCCATGCGGAAAGCGGACCCTGCCAAAGTGCGTTTGCGAATGCTTCGTCGTCACCAGCAAATGCATTTTCGACCGCTTGTCTCGTTGTCGCGTCGGCCACTCGCCACGGATTCATCGCGGTAAGTGCTGCACCGCCAACAGCGAGTCCCGCCACCTCCCCAACGCCGCGTGTTGCCGCCATCGCTGCCCTGGCCGTTCCGCGTTTGCCAACGGCTTTGAGAACACGGCGCTTGACCATCTTCTCTGCAACTTCGGTCATGGTTTTGCGGACCATCGCTCGTCCGCCTGCCATCGCACCACCTGTCGCATAAAGCTCCGCTGCGTAACCAGGCATCTCCAAGAGAATGTCGTAGAAGTTGTCGAGGATTCCCAAGTCGCCTTGGCGTTGGGCTTCCGCCGTTGCCGCCGCAAATAACTTTGCGTCACTTTTCCAATATTCGCCACGTTGGAATCTTTCCGTCGCGCGAAATAGTTCCATTGCTGACGATGCACTGAGGAATCCGCCAAGAAACGGAACACGTTGCGCACCTCGCCACGTCCTCTCGGACAACTCGTTTTCACGTTCTCGAAAACCGACGACCTCGTCGGCCACGAGCGAGAAAAACCTGTCTCTGTCCTCGACCTGTTCGTCTCGGGTGTACCGATTCAACTCCTCATCGCTACCGATCAGTCCTGAAGCCGGAAGTGATCGCAACGCCCAATCGGGAATCGGGTCGACTTCCTCCACCGGTGCTGGCGCTTCACGGTAGGTTTCGGGTGGCGGGAGATCGGGTGCAACAACCCGGGTTGGTTCTGGCAGGTCTCCCAAGCCGTCGTCTGCGTATTCCCACCAAGGTCGTCCCTCGGGCATCGCGTCACCATTACCTTACAGGTTGGGCCGGAAAACCAGGCACCGGAGGTTGTGTCTGACCGTGATGCCGCAGCAAGTAACTTCTTCGGGCTGCGTCGATCGCAAACTGGGTCACGACAAAGATTCCGTCTCGCGGAGTCAGGAACACATCACCGGGACGAATGGGTGGAAAAGTGGCATACCGGCCTGACGTGCCCACACCAGCAACACGCGATTCAAATGTTCTTTGATCCATGATTGGCAGATTGGCGATATCCGGTCTCTCGCCTGGGGGAGTTGCACGCACCGCCGCTGCGGCGACTTTGGTGACAAAATCACGCTTCCGATCGAACACGTCATTCGTCTTAAAGAACTGTCGCAGTTCTTTCTGTGTGAATAACCCTTTTCCCGTGGCGAGTTTGTGCGCTCGGTCTGGGTCGGTTTTGAACATTTTGCGAAGCACATCGGGTATACGTTCTGTTGGTATCTGGTCTGGGTCGGTGAAACCGCCCCCCCCCGCGTATCCGCCAATGGTCTGTCTCGCCTTGTCGTCGAATTCCTTAATGTTTTTCTGCAGGAGTTTCGCTTCCTCAGTTGCCATAAGCGGGCCAACCATCGCCGTGTCGGGAGTCTTCCCAAAATCTTCGGCCTTACGCCCCGATCGAACGTAACGCTGGAACAAGTCCATCAGTCCGGTCTGCTGTCGCCCCTCTGATCCAAGCAGTTCCGTCAAACCACGATGAGTGGCGGCACCGGTTTCAGATTCAAAATGCGCGGCACGTTCATGCTTTCTGTTTTTGGGATCGTAGGCTACTTGCTTGCCGTCTACTGAAATGATTTCTCCCGGGCGAGGTGTTCTGCCCGCACCACGAATCTTTTGTATTGCAATGCCGCGTGCTTCCTCTTGGACCTGGATCATTTCTGGTGACCGGATCGGCTCCACCCGCTCAGGCGGCAACGGCGCTGGTTGCGTTGGAAGAGTTGGAGTAGTCGGCATTGCCTGTCGTGGCGTAACCGCAGCCCCCGGTTGTTGACCCAGACCCGGTGCCGGTTGAGCCGGACGAGGCAATTGCGGTTGGGCAGGTACACCGACGCCAACGGGTGCCGGACTGCCAATCAGGGAAGAAAAGCCAGGGTACTGGGATTTGACCCATTCCTCTGCATCGTGGCGAGTGGGTCGCGGCGGAATCCTGGCCGGGACCATTATCGACCCTTTACCCAGTGGATACCCCTGAGCCCGTAACTCCTCTGAAGTTAGTGGGCGATAATACTTTCCGTTCCGTTCAATTGTCCCAACCTGATTCGGTTCATACTTCGCCTCTTCCCCGTACCGCTTTTCCCAATCGGTCGTCATGATGTTATGACGGTTGTCGATATATCCCTGGAGCGTGTTGGCATCCTTCATAATCTCCATCGGAGTTCGGGTTCCCGGCGTCGTGCCCGTCCCGCCTCTGGGACGAATATCGAAGTGGTGAACCTTCCCCTTTGGGTCCATCCAGAGTCTGTATGCCGGATTACCATTCGCATCCGTGACAGTGATTTCATGTTTATTGTATTGCTCCTGCGGATTCGTCCCTGGAGTCGCCTCCCCCTCTTCTTGCAGAATGCGAGAAATCTCGCCCACGACTGCTGATTCATTAAATTTAAAATCAGAATTTCGAATGCGGTCCCAGATGGGTTGGAGACGCGATTGGACGCGAGCGTTGTGGTGCTCTTTCCCCATCAACCTGTTGCGTAACGTGTTTTCCGCTTGCCGCTTGACCGCCTGTGGGCTACCAAACAGGTCATACGCGGCTTTCGCACGACTGGCGTTTCCGAGATTGTTGACCATCGCATCGACCTGCCGTCGATCCAACGATCCGATATATGCCCCACGCTGCTCCTCGTTCAGGTGCGGGTACAACTGCTGGATGTACGGGTCCAGCGCAGGGATCATCGCCTGGGTGAACTCGGTATCCTTCTGCAGCTGCTGCGCAGCCTGGCTCTCGATGAACCCCTGCCGCTGGGCAAACTGGGCCTGCTGCTGCCACATGTTGCCGATCGACATCCCGAGATTCGAACCGGCCTGAAACCCGCTCATCAGAGCGTTGGTCTTCATCTGGTTCGATCGGGCGTTGTACTCAGCCAACCACTGGTTGTAACGGCCCTGTCCCGCCGCTTGCGCAACCTGGGCTATGCCGACAATGCTCGGATAACTTTCAACTACCGGCACGGGATGCTCCTACCACGGTACCCAATCTGTAACTGCGTCCCAAGTATCTTCAAGAAAGTCACCAATATCATCGAGGACATTTCCGCCCGCAGCCGCAACGGACCCAAGCACCCCACCTGCCACAGCGCCAATTGGTCCTAATGCGCTGAACAACAGCGGCGTGGCAACTCCCAGAGCAGTACCCAACAACGCACTGGTCGTCGTACTCGGTGCCTCGGGAACCGCAGCCCCCGCACCGCCCTCGCCAAACGCCTGGTACAGGTTCGCGTACTCCATCGGATGCATCGTGCGGTATTGGATCGAGTTCAACGCATTGACGATTCCGCCAATGCCCTGCTGGTACGTCTGGATTTTCCTGCCCGTGATCGCGTCCTGAACATTCAAATAATCCTGCATCGACTGCTCGCCTGCACCACGCATCATCGCGTCGTACACGGTGGTCCCGGTCATGCCGCGGGATGCCAGGCCCGCTCGACCTCGACCGACGTTTCGCAGGTAGTTCTTGGCGACTTCCTGCATGGCTCCGCGACCGTAATCCTGAATCATGTCCATCGAGCCGAGGAAGCCCTGGTTGGCCAGGTTCAGAATGTCAGCAGCTTGGGTCCGCGTTTGAAACTCGGCGCGTTGGCTATGGTCCTCGCCCATCTGGGCCAATGCTGGCGCGCGAAAATCTTCATGTTTTTCCTGCAACCACGACGCCGGTTGCGTCGCCATGAAATCCAGAATGTCCTGATCACTTTTTACGTCCCATCCTTCACGTTCGCGGAACGTGCCTTCTGTCGCGCCGGGAACCGACCAGTTGTGTTCGGCTCGCAACGACCTGATTATCTGGTCATTCGTGTAATCGGTGAATGTGCGACGGTCGCCTGGCACTGGATACTGTGGTTCCGGCAGGTTGAAACCGGGGTTGTATGAGTACCCCCCGCCTTGATTCATCCCCCAACCGCCAAAAAGGTTTTGGTAAGTCAACGGCATGTCAGTCGTCCCCGCACCTGTCGTGCCTGTTAGGCCAACAACCGAATCGTCGGTCGTCGTCACATCGGTGACTGGCGTGTCACCGGTGGTTGTCACCTCGGTCGCTGTTCCGCCGGTGGTGTCGGTGATTGTCGTATCGCCAACTGTGGTTTCACCGGTCGTCGTGTCCGTCGTTGCGTCACCGACGGTTGTCGTGGCGTCTGGACTCTCACCCGCTGTCAGCGACGATTGAGATGGAGTCGTTCTGTAGACAAACCCAACATCGCCTTGGCGCACAATGTCGACCATCGACCCTGTGCGCGGGTCGAAATATCGTTGCGCACTATCCGGCCCATAACTCATGTCAGTGTTTATCCGGCCAGCAGTGGTCGGCCCGCTTACACTGGCGTGTTCAGGTGCTGCTCCAATATGCACCAACCCGTAAGGGTGATGCAGAGTGCCCCCGGGCGAAGTGAAACCCGATCTGTTTCCCTGGCCACCCCACGACATCCACTCCTCGCCTTGGAAAAGCAAAGGCTGAAACGTCGAACCCGAAAACGCGGGGTGTGTTTCCAAGGCTTGTTCGACATCCCCGAAGTACGAGGGGCCGAGATACCCACCTCCCTGGTCGCTCGATTGTGGCCACAACGTCCCCAACCGTTGCGATGACCAGTCAAGTTGGTTTTGGAGTGACGGGTCGTTTGTCTGCAACCAATCGTTCCAATTGCGTTCAAATGCCATCACGCACCCCCGTCATTGATCGTCAAATCGATCTGGTTCAACTGGTCCTCGATCTCCAGGCGTGCCGCATCGACGGCTGCGTCCTTCGCGGCCCGAATCCCCGCCGCTCTGATCACGTCCTTGATGTAATCCATGATCCGGTGGATCGTGAATTCGATTTCCGATTCGGGGTTCGGGATCTCGTTTTCGTCTTCATCAAGGATCGTCGCTTCGTACTCGTACTGTGCCGCGAACGCAGCCGGGGCATCACCCGCCATGTCGTCGGGAAATTCGATCGTGATGTCCTTGTCCCAGGCACTGATCGTGATCTGGCCCATCGTTTAGCTCCACACCGAAATATGTCTTGTGTGACCCTCGACATTCATCTCAAAACACCTTCATTTTGCGAAAGCAGAATGGTGGCCAGCACAAGAAATTGAACGACGACCACTGTCTTTGCAGATAAGAGTTCATGACCCACTGGTTTACGGACCTCCACCCCCACCCATCCCGCCGCCGCCCGTCTCTTCGTAAAGCGGAAGAAAGTATTGAGATCCGGCGACTTTGACCTCCAACACTTTTGAGGCGTATTGATAGTCGGTTCCGCTATCTGTCTCGGCAGCTAGCTTGAAGTCCAAAATCTTATCGTGCCGAATTTTCAACACCTCGGCCCATCCATTGACGCTTGAGCCAGACGAGCCAACTGGAGAGGTGTAAAACCGAATGTCCCCACCCTCGCCGTTGCCCGTCGATTTGCCACCCTTGATGAAAATGTCTTTGCCTGCGCGGTTGGTCCCGCTTTCCGGCTCGACGTGAATCTCGCGGTCGCCACCCAACCCCAACCGGATACTGCCCCCCTGGTCGATCATCAGCAGGTTGTCACCGGAGTTGTCCTGGCACTGCACCAGGTCCACAGACTGGCTACTTGCTCCCTTGATCGTGCAGGGAACCGCACTCGCACTACCGGTCACACACAACAGGCTGTTGCCGTCGAAGGTCAGATTGGCCTCGCCAATCAGTGCGTCGGCTCCAGTCACGGTTGCCACCGTGTTGTTGGTCGACCCACTGAGCGATACCCCGCCACCACTCACCGTCTGCCAACTGCATGTGCCGTCGCCATCCTCTCGCAAAAACTTGGACCCGCCAGTCTCACCAGTCGACTTCAGTTCCGTGCCTTCCAGGTCGCACGAGATCGTGAGGTCATACGGGTCGCCATCCGTTCCGTTATCTGTATCGGTCCAGTCGACATCGATCCCAGTCCCCTCAACGATCTTCACCTCCTTGTTCTCGGTGATGGTGACTTCTGTGCCGTCTCCGTCTTCAAGGACGAACCCCGACCCCATCGTGTTTGCGGTCATGTCATCGACCACGAGATCAATCGTTCCATCGCCATCCTGGTAGGTGGCAGAAATCCTAGTCTCGGTATTGGACGAGAACATTGCCCCGACAATGTCTTGAACTTGTTCCGTCGACAACTGGGTGTTGGTATCGGTGGAGGTGATCGTCAGGGTGTCGCCAGACATTGCGGTAGTGACGTTGGTGCCGCCAGCAATCGTCAAGGTGTCGCCGGGAGTGATCCCGGTAGACCCACTGTCTCCAGCCACCGTGGTGTCAGATACGGTGAAGGTGAGATCGTAAGGATCAGCGTCTGTGCCGTTGTCCGTGTCTGTCCAGTCGATGTCGATCCCGCCACCCTCGATGAACTTAACCTCTTTGTTCTCGGTGATGGTGACCTCGGTGCCGTCACCGTCCTCGAGAACGAAACCTGAACCCATCGTGTTTGTGTCGGCTGACGTGATCGTCAGGGTGTCACCGGACATGGCCGTTGTGACGTTGGTCCCACCAGCGATGGTGAGCGTATCCCCAGGCGTAATGGCCGTTGACCCACTGTCGCCCGCGACGGTTGTGTCAGCCACTGTGAACGTGAGATCGTATGGGTCCGCATCCGAGCCTGTAGAGGTGTCCGTCCAGTTGATATCGATGCCACCCCCCTCGATAAACTTCACCTCCTTTGCGTCTCCAATTTCCACCTCGGTGCCATCACCATCCTCCAGGAAGAAACTGGACATGCCGCCGCTTCCGCTGACCGTCTGCCAACTGCACGTTCCGTCACCGTCTTCTCGGAGAAACTTGCTGGCACCAGTCTCGCCAGTCGACTTGAGTTCTGTCCCCTCCAAGTCCACGGCAAAAGTGAGGTCATACGGATCACCGTCTGTGCCGTTGTCCGTGTCTGTCCAGTTGATGTCGATGCCCGTGCCTTCGACGAACTTCACCTCCTTGGCGTTGGATATCGCAACCTCAGTGCCGTCCCCGTCCTCCAACTGAAAACTGGTCATTCCGCCAGCAGCCAGCGATGTGCCGCTCGTTATCTGGATGTCGTTGCCAGCATCCGTGGTGAAATACAACTCGTTCGGCGTGGCTGTCTTGACCCACACCTGGCCATAAGCTGCCACATCCGAATCGGCTGATGACTGTTCTTTGAGGGTGACTGCGCCTTCCACGGTCAACTTTGTGGACGGATCGTTCATTCCGATGCCCATGTTGCCGGAACTGTCGAGCCGCAGCCGCTCGACCAACCCGCTACCGCTGGCCAGTTTCAAGACCATGCGAACCGGAGCACCGAAAGCCGCATCGGTCACCGACCCGTCCACCTCGAAACGGAAGTCGCCAAGCGTCTGGTAACCGTTGTTCGCTCCGACGTAGCCCTCGACCAACAGGTCGCCCAAGTTGTCGTCGTCCGCGATAACCACTTTTGCGTCGAGGTCGCCCCTGGACTTTCGCAGGATTACAGCAGCCGGATTGGCATTCGTCTGGATTCGCTCGACCATCAATGCACCGCCACTCTGCTCGGAGAGAATGTGCATCGTTTTTTCAGGGTCGTTGGTTCCGATCCCGAGTTCCCGCAACACAGAGTGCTTACCGGCCAGGTTGTTCTGGCTCCGGCGCATGCGAGCCACCCCGCCGCCAGCGATGTCGACGAACCGGCCTTGTTCATACCCTCGGTTGATAACGCCCATCAGATGCTCGCGACGAAGAGTTCTAGATCACATGACGCCGTATCCGCATCCGCCGTGATGTCGACAAGATCCCCCAGCGACAGGCTCAGTCCGGTGCCATCGATGGCATCCATCGTGTCAACGACGCCACCGGCAAGGTCGCCGTTGTAGATAAAGGACTGCCCCTTATCCAATTTCACTGCGAACTCATCGTTGTTCTCGTTCCTGAAAGTCAGGACGACGTGGTTTGTGTCGTCGAGGTTGGTGATCCGCATGTAGACGACCTTGTCTTCCAGAAACTGGCCTGCTGCCACGGCGGTCCCAAAAGCCAAGATGACCTGCTCGGTTGTCGTAGCCGTAACAATCCGTTTACTAATCTCGTTCACCGACGCGATCGTCATCGTGTTCGTCGCACCCTGGTCGGAACCGTTGAGCGTGATCGTCTCGGTGATCTTCACCGTCAGCGTGGCAGCGGTAACTGTACTGGTCATCTAGAACGTCCTCGCAAAACGTGCCGACGTTTCCTGGTACTCGCACTCGACGTGCTCCATTGCCCATGTCTGGCTGGCCGAGGTGTTCCCGTATTTCAGGTACACCGCGTGAGCAGTCGTCTTTCGACGCTCCGCTGCGTTGTTCCCCGCCGACAATGTCGACGTGAAAAATGCCGACGAAGAGTTGTATGCGTCCTCGGGGTTGTCTCCCCGGTACACCGACATGGTCACATTCGATGAGCCCTTCGCGACCACGTTGCGGATCTCGTTGATCCGTATCGCCATTGGACCCTTTGCCGCAATCGGGCCGAGGTAGACGTGACTGCTGATCGCTGTCCCGTCGTCATCGGTTGCCGCCAGATCCCACTTCCGCAGGTATCCGTCCAGGCCACCGAGAAGGATTGCGCGGTCGTTCGCGTCGTCACCGTCGAACACATGAACGGAACGAGGGTCGTGGTTCGTGTTGGCAAACTTGTCGATCCACCACGACTCGTTTCGCACGTCGTAGAAATAGTGTTCGACGCTACTGTCACCGACCGTCAACGGCGTAACGAAGATATGCACTCCCCGCTCGCGTTCGTTCCACGCCAGGCGGATCAGGTTCGTGTCGAGGTTGATAGCCGCCAAACGCTCCTCGATGCGACCGGTCGTGATCTTTGTCAGTCCCTGGCCAACCGAACCGCGATACACGCCACCGCGCGTGCCGAAAATGTAGAAATTACGGGAAGAGTCTTGGCACCACGGTCTGCCCCACGGGGTTCCCACTCCCTCGGCAATATTGTCGTAGCGACCACCCATCATGGGGTTGCCGCTCAATTGCCAAATGGAATGGTCGCAACCAAATGCGATGACATCATCACTAAGCGGAATGATGCAACGGATTACGTCGGGACATTTTCCTGCTGGCGTGTACGTCCCAGATGCGGCCTGGTCTTCGGACAACACTGTTGGGGAATAATTCCAATCGAAGGGATCAAGGATCTTCGACATGTACCATTCTTGGGGGTCGCCTGAGACTCCCGACAGTACCACCCGACTGCACCACGCTTCGATTAGCGTGGCACGACGCCCCTCGGAGTCCACAGGCAGTGAACCCGACGTTGGCGTCCACGTCGTCATCGCAGCCGTTTGCCCCTTGTAATACTTGACGTTCTTTCCATCAGCAAAAAATAGGTTTTGCCCGACTGGAACTGACATTATCACCGGGGCATTGCGGTCCAGTGCAGGGTCTGAGAAGTCCCCGCCACTGGTCACCGAATACCAACCTTCGTCATCGAACTCCTTGACGATTCCCGAACACACCGCTACCCGCTTGGTCATCCGTTGGGCAACGGCGTTTTCCATGTCCAACGCATATGCCGTTGAACAGGTCGCGCCGTCCTGCTTGTTGCCGCCGTAACTCGAAACCCAATCCAGTGCCGGTGTCGTAGCGGATGTCATGCGGGCAATGTTGTCGCTCGCATTGTTTCGGAAGATTCGGAAGCCACCGGATTCATCCGCATCAATAGCGTTCCAGATTGCCGTACCGTTTGCATCCTGCGAATTGATCTTTGCACCGTCCGAAACCTGGATCGTTCCGAATGAATGGGTACTGCCATAAATGCTTCCCCCGACCGCACCCAATCGGCCATTCACCGGATCGTAGGAGATGGCAAGCGTTGTGCCGGCGTTCGCCTGGGTCCACGAAACGGCCCCCGCCGAAGTCACCTTTGCCACCTGGTGCGAATAGGTCGACGCCGCACCCGATATGTCGGGGATGGTTCGGGTCAGGGTGTAAAACGTACCCATTCCGTCAGACGTGATGTCCAGTTCCTGGTTGGTCTGCTTGACCGCCTGGCCGGATGCATACGGGGCATACGACATCAGTTCCACGCACCGGACCTGCTTGCCCAGCAGGATGTCCATCATCTGCAACGACAACCGTTGGTCGTGGGTCAGCGTGAAGTTGCCGCTACCCGTTGCAGACGTGATGGACATCTTTGTGTTCTGAAATGCGTTGCCCGTCTGCGTCACGGCGATCGTGATGTCGCTCGCAACGGTGCCCCCCTCCACGAGGGCGGCAACATCCTGCAGGCCAAGCGTCCCGGTGAACTCGACGATGACCGCCGCAGTATTCAGCGGGCCACCCGTGCAACTGACGCGAACATCCTCGCCATCAGTCGACAGGTGCGACACATTACGCAACGCCGTTTGCACATCCGCTGCTGATGCGTTTGCTGCGATGTTTGCTGTCGTCGTTCCCGTGGTGCTCACTTCCCTGGCAGCGGCGCTGTTGTTGACCACCAGCATCCCGAGCATCCCGCTGTCGGAAACCATCAGGTTCTGCGGCTTAGCGGTGTAGCCGCTGGACGGATAGAAGTCTTTGAACTTCGCCGTGCTCTGGTCCTGGGAGACCAACCAGTAGTCCGTCTGCGAACCGTTACCGCTGGTCGTCTCGAAGATCTTCCCGTTCGATGTGTTGATTCGGTAAATCGCTTCGCCGTTGACCCCGTCGATGTCGGACAACCAGACGTACAACACGTTGCCCCAGACGGTCATGCCCCGAACCTGGCGGGTAGCCGACGACAACTGCACCACCGGCATATTGGCACTTGTCCACTCCCACAACGCCGTCCCGTTCTTGTTGTACTTTCGCAGGAGCAGTTGGTGTGACCCGTTGACCGTCGCCAAGTACCCATACCCGTCACGGCCCCACGCCGACAGGTTGTAGGTCTCGCTGGCAGCACCGAGGTTGCTGCCGGTCTGGGTTCCAGTGTTGTTCACCAGAACACCCGATCCGCTGCTGGTCGCAGCCATGATGGAATCGCCGCGACCCTGGACCGACTGGAACTGCGGATAGATCAGGTGGTTGATGTCCTGAATCCGCCCGTTCGTCGTATGCACTGACGAATTGTACTTCGACAGCCCCGCTCGCTGACCACCTCGATCACGTCCCGAACTCTTGGAGTTCAAACCGCTGGCGACATCCGGCGAGCTTGCCGGAAACGGACGCACGTTCTGCGCGTCAACGGTCGTCAGGGGTGGTTGGTCTTCATAGGCCAACCCCTCGACGATCCCCTTGACCGGGAATTCCAGTTCCCGAGACAACCGACGCGGCATCCGACACTCCCATTATCCGGCAATGATCTCGTCGTAGACGACGACTCCGTTCAGCCCATCGGTCGCACTGGTGAGGTTCAACGCTTCGCCCACACTCGTCTCGCACCATCCCGCCGGATTGAACGGCAGCACGAACGGATTGTTGGCACTGGGCATCGCACCGGTCAGAGCCGTCGAGCCGCTCTTGAACTGCGCCGTCCCGGGTGACCCACCGCTCTGCACGTTGGCCAGGACTGCAGCGAGGACGCGAAACTTCTTTCCCGTTGATGCTGCCGCGATTGCGACAGTTCCTGCCGAACCTTGTGCGACCGACGTGTACTTCTGGCCACCACCGGAAAAGACGGTGGTGCCCAGTTCACCTAGGGCCGTTGTTGTCGAAGAAACCATTCGCCACCTCGTTATGTTTGAACCTTAAGTCCGTCGATGTTGCTGTCGGTGGCCGATCCGAGGTTGATGAAGATATGCGCATCATCGTCGTCGTCAGCAGCACCCGAATTGATGATGATGCAACCTTTGGCGTAACCGGCAGTGCCATCTGCGGGGGCATCGGCACCCGCCGCACCCAGATTCTCGACCACGATCAATTTGTTGCCTGCTTCGTCGGAGGCAATCACACCAGTGCCATCGTGAAGTTTGTGTCGTCCAGACATTGCGATCTCCTTACGAACCTTGACCCTTGTAGGTCACCCCGCTGCCGTAAAGCAGCAATCGATGATGCGAATACATTTCCCGGCCCTCGGAGTCGTCGGAGTTGTAACCGAGCACCTCGGGTTTGTTGTCCTGCTGATCCCTCAACACTGACGACGTGAGCAGTTCCATGAACTTCTCGAACATCACTCCGCGTTCGCCGTCCATTCGCCGTTCCGCTTCAGCCAGGCATGAGTACAAAACTGTCTCAGCGTGCATTGGCATGCCTGGGACGTAGTCGTTGAGACTGATCGGCTTGCTGACTGCGACACGATAGCGGTAGCTGATCGTCCCCGAGGAAGTGATAGCGGGCCAGAACAGCACTTCGGAACGTGTCCCAATGTTCACGTCCGTCTTGTTCTTCGCGCGAATCGCCGCAAACTGCGGATCACCACTGGCGAAGTTCTGGTTGAAGTCCCGTTGCCGCAACTCGCGTATCCGGTTTTCCCCGACCACCTTGCAGGCGTACCAGGCGTTGTCCTTCTGGGCAAAACTGAACGATCCGATGATTGACCCGAAGTCGTCGGGCAGGTCGTAGTCGTCCTTGTGCAGGTCGTAACTGGTACTCGCAGCCACGTCCGCACCCGGGTTGTTGTTCGACTCCAGCAGGATGACCGTGTCACTGATGCGGGTGGCGACCGCATAGTCCACACCGTCAATTTCCAACATGCCTTCCGCTGCCCATGACGGCCAGGTGCCTCCGCTCAAGGTGACCTGGAGTTCGTGCGTGCCACCCGTGTGGTCATACGCAATCGTCCCGGTGGCGTAGTTGTCCTGCAACGTGATCGAGTTCTGCTTGTACAGAAACGACCAGTCATGCACTTTGCCGTTGATCGGAGGCGGTTGGTAAATCTGGCGCAAACCGGACTCACCGATAGATCGCACCAGGCCTTTCTTGTCGTCGTCGGTTTCGTTGGTGTAGCCGTCTTCTCCCCCGCCCAACGTGTACTGGTACACGCGGTTGAGGATTTCGCCCCAGTTCATTGACAGGGTCGGCTCAGGCACTGGGAATCACCTCGACCTTTTTCTTTTTCGGAATCGCCTGCTGTTTGGCAGGCTTGTTTGCGGTTTCCGCAATCAAGGCCAGCACCCACGGGTCGGGATGACTTGCCCCTCCCATTGCGTCCACTCGCTTCTTGATGCGATCAAACCTTTTCTCGACTGCCGGGGGGATATCCCCGCCAACCAGGTATTCCAACTGCGATCTCGTGTATGCGTCCATGTGAAAAAAAAGAGGGGCGGGGCGAGGCTGCGTTGTCCCCACCCCTCTTTTCCAGAGAGTTCAGGTTGCTACTCTTCGACTGCCAGCGCCCACCAATCGAGCGTAGCTGCCACTTCATCGTCATCACCCGATTTCACGGCAAACAGGAGTGCCAGTTCCTCGTCATCGGGGAACGTGGCGGCTTCCATTTGCGTTTGGGTAACGTAGACCGACTCTTCCACACCATCGACAAACAGTTTGATCTGTTTGTCGGCAGGGTGGTTGATGGGGTCGTACAGGAAGCCCACCTTCATGTAGGTGTTTGCGACAATCGTGTGAATGTTCGCATGCTCCTGAATCGTCTGACCCGACTTTTCCCACGCGAAGTCCAACTCGGAGTTGGCGTCGTGCTTCGCCCTGAACCCGACGAAGTCCTTATCAGCCAACTCGCCAGAGTTATCGAGAAGGGTGTTCTGTGCAGCAAGCCCCTCCTCGGCCAGGCCAATGAAGAACGCAAGATCGTCAGCAGCGACGGTATCGATCTTCAGTCGAGCCTCGAAAGCGATGCGGCCAGAACCAGTCGCGTCAATCGCAACCATTCCACCTTGGTTTCCGCCGGTGGTAATACTTCCCTCGTCGTTGTCGGCATCGTTGCCAGCAATGACCAGAGCGCCAGTCGCTTCAGTAGCGGATTGCTTCAGCGTCACACCGGTATCGATGTAGGTGGCGTAGTTACCGATGGTCTGCGCACTGATGTGCGCCGGATGGTTCAGGAAGTCGTCAAAGAAATAACGACCACCCAGGCCGACGCTGAAATTCTTGATCGGCAGGTTGCCGAAAATTCGCGGCGACAACAGACGGCTGCTCAAGCCCTTGTGCATTACGTTGGATGTCACTGTCGTGTCTCCCGATACTGCCAATCCCGGTGAAATCCCTCCCGCCCCGCATGGCAGTGATAGCGGGGCGGGAGGTAACAGGTTTCAGTCAGTCGACTACTTACTGAGGACGAAGTTCCTTCGCCGGTCCTGGCAAAAGAAGTTGTACGAGCAGTCGATGAATTGAGTGATAGTCCTGTGGTGCAGCGGATGCGGCGCGACCTTGGTTTCCTTCATGTACTCGCCACTCAGGAAGCACGGCTTGAACACGGTCCAGTTGATCCCGTAGATCGGGTTGGTCGTGTCCACGGTGCCGCTGTTGTTGTCGAACCACGGAACCCACTCGACAGGAATACGACGGAACTGAACCGCCCCATCCTTCGACGCAACGTCGTTGCCGAGGTTGTCGTTCTGCGCTTCCAACACTTCTTCCAGGGTGCCCAACACCGTGTAGTCGGTGTAGAAGCCCCACTGGTTGCCCATGTTGTTGAACGGACCATCCACGGGCGGGCGGAACTCACACTTCGTTGCAGCTTCGCGCCACAATCGAATTGCGTCGCTTTTTCCGACCGAGGAATACTGCCCCGTAAAGTTGGCCCATCGTGGGTACGTCGTCTGGCTCAGACCACCCACGTCAGAGAACCCACTCGGGTGTCCACCGTTGAACCCCGTGGTGTTGTTCTTGACGATCCAGTACGGAACGCCGTATGGCGAGAGTTCGTCCGACGAACTGCTGGGAGCACCCCAGAAGTTGCCTTCCATCAACTCGGCCAGGTCGGTCATAGCGTCGACCCGGGAAGTCTGCAGAAGGTTGACCAGGCGGGCCGGTGAACGGTTCATCGAAATGACCCGCTCTTCGAGCGCCCAGTGAGTTTCACTGTGCCGCCACGGAATGTTGCCCGTCTTCTGCGTGTCAGCAGTTGTCGGGTTGTCAGTCTCGTTGAGCTTGACGTTCCGTGCAGCGTTGTTGGAGAAGACGCGGACGTTGAACTGGTGTCCGTAACCGGAACCGAACTGGACCGCTTTCTTCTTCAGGATCTTCGGCATAGCGATATGCCGCTGGTTGTCCACGACGATGTCTGCCCACGTCGATTTCTCAAGGTGGCGCAGGGTTGTCGTTACGAGATCTGCATAGTCGTCAGCCTGGTAAGGCATTTCGGACCTCCCCTATTAGTTGGGGAAGGCGCTTGAGATATCATCGGAACCGAAGTTCTCACGTTGCCAATTGGCGGCTGCTCGGACTGCGGCTTCGTAGCCACGATCCGACGTGTCCTCCTGGCGTGTGGGAACGGCAGAACTCTGCCCTGCGATCTTCCGTGATCTCTGGGACGCCTCCTCCAATGCGTTTTGAGTAAACTTTTCACCGAACAATGAATTGGCCGCACGCTGCGCCAATTCCGACAGGGAGGGCATTTGCCCACCTCCCTGAGCGTGAACCTGTCCAAGGCGAGCAGCTTCATTCGCTACCTGGATTCGGTTCGAGCCGACATCTTCGGGAACATCGTTCAACCGACCGCGGCCAAAGATCTTCTCGTCCATCGAGTTGAAGATCGTGTCGAGTTCCCTCGACGCGATGTCCTGTTGGACGAGTTGATGTTGTTGCATCAACGCCTGGTTCTGCTGCATCACAGCATTCATTCGCGCTTCCATCTGCTGGAACCGCTTGTTCGTGTTGTCGTTGAGCTTGAGAACTCCGTCGTCGTAATCGTCGGGTTCTTCAAAAGTGAAGTCGGAAACCAGTTCGGGTTGTTCGACCTGCTCATTTCCCGCAGCCTGCTGTTGCTGCTGTGCCTGCTGGCGCTGGCGGGCTTGCAACGCCCGATTGGCTATTCCACCGATCACGCGATCGAATGCCTCGGGGTCACCAAACGCTTTCACGTCTTCGACGCTCATGCCCAGAGCATTGGCCAGGGCAAACTGGTTGTTCGTGAACTGCGGCTCTCCCGCGAGGGGATCTTCTGGCTCGACGACTTCGGGCTCTGGCTCGGGTTCCGGCTCCTCCATCGCCAGCATTTCGATCTGATTGATCGCAGGTTCTTCCTCGACGATGTCATGCGGTTCGACTACGGGTGGAGCTTCCTCGGCAACCGGAGTTTCCTCGACTTCGGCAGTCTCCACCGGTGTTTCTTCAACCGGCGCTTCGGGGGTTTGGGTTGTCTCTTCTGGCATTGATCACTCGCCCTCTGGTTCGGGAGCGTCCTGCTCGATGAGTTGTCCATTGCGACTCAGCGTCACAACCTTCGATTCCACGGGTGCTGCCTTCGGCTTTGGTTTTCTGACTGCCTTGGGCTTTGGTTTGGCAGCGACTTTTTTCTTTGCCACGACATCGCTCCAGTTGTGGGATAAAAAAAAGGGGGCCAACGTGGTTTCCCACGCGGCCCCCTTTACGGGCAGCGACGGTAAAGGCGTCTAACGGATCGCGACTTCCGTTTCAGCCGTTGTGGTGCCGGTGGAAAACCACTGGCCCCCTTGGTTTATTTCTTTCGTCGTCTCGCTCTGGCTTTCTTGTTCATCGCAGCGGCTTTTTTTCTGCCCTTCTTCGTGTAAGGGGCTTTTTTGACTTTTCCGCTGGCCGTTCTGTATGTCGGCATAACGTCCCTCAATGCAGATATTCCACACAAACCGTTACGGTGTCAATGACATCACCGTACTGTCATGAAAAGTAAGCGTCCCGGTTGTGCATGCCGATCTTCCGAAGATAGGCACGCTGTTGCCGATGGCTATTGAAATGCGGTCGACCTTCCGAATCGAAGTCGATGGCAAACCCGTGCTTGCGGGCGTGTTCTTCGGCTTTCTTGCGGTCCTTGGGATGTACCGCAGCCCCCTCGCTGACAATCGTCTGCTTCGGGGTGTACGGCATCCGCACTCGGCCCGCACCGCGCGGGTTGGTGTTGAAGGCTTTTCGGCTGACTGTTTCGCCGTTGATCTTGTATACGACTCCCATGTGCGTGTTCTAGTAGCCTCCGGTCGGTGGCAGGTTGCGAGACATTGGTGGTGCTGATGGATCTTGTGGCGCGCCTAAACTCGGGAAGAGTGCGTCACCGATGTCACCAAGGATGTCGGACAACGGGGGAATCCCGGGAATGCCGCCACCGCCACCGCTTGGATAGTTGGCGGGGTTCAAAAGGGGTGGAAGCCCCATTTCCGTCGTTGCAGGTGTCCCCTTTGTCATGAGCGGCTTTCCTGGGTCAAGCAGATTTGGGAGGGGTATATTCGAACCCGGGAACGTTCGCACCACAGGCGGTTGAGCCGGAACGTGAACGGTCGTTGGCGTAAGGCCTTGCACCAGATCCGCCATACCGAGAAAAATCGCCTGGTCCATCCACGGATGTACTTTGTTTCGATAAAAGCTTTCCGTCATCCGCTCTTCTGCAATCTCTGCTCCTCTTTTTTCGCTGAACCCTGCTTCGCTAGCAGTCGGTCGCGTGTAGTCGAACATGACTTGCGGGTCGACGTGCGTTGGGCTTATTCGCCCTGATGCATAATCGTCGTGGTATTGCCTGACAAAATCCTCGGTCGGTGGCGTTGGGAAAGGTGCGATGTCTTGGAAAATCGCTTGCGGGTGGCCTGGTGGATATTGAGGAGGCTCAGGCACCCCGTAGTCGAATTCGGAAAAGTCGACTGGATTAGGAAACGGACCTTGGGCGGCTGTTGGTGGTGTGCGGCCAATACCGCGAGCATCACCGGGGGAACCTGCTGTCCCGGGAAAGATGTGCGTTCCCGGTTCAGGACCGGGGACCGAACCCGCCGGTGGCCGAGAACCGGGAACACGTCCCGGCACTGGTATATTGGTTTGTGCTGGAGTCGCTGGTCGGCTTCCACCGCGACCTGGAAAAAACGGGTCCGTTCCACCGGGATCACCGGGGATCATTGCCATGCCAGGATTGTCAGGGTCCCATATCATGCCTGGGGGCAGGTGGCCGGGATGGCTCCCCGGGGGAAGGATTCGTCCCGTAGCCGGATCGTAAATAACTTGCCGTGGGCCGCTTCGCTGACGATATGGGCCAGAACGTCCCCGAACAATCACGGAATCCGTATACGGCGCGTAATCAGGATCTGCAGGCTGCGGTCGAAACGGTGGAGGCATTACCTAACTCCCGGCATCATCATGTTTCCGATGTCGCCCAGCGATGGGTACATGCCCCCAACCGGCGAAATCGAAGCGGGCAACAACGGTGTCGAATTGGGCATTGGGCGACGGTTGAACGGTATGAACGGCGGATACCACGGCATGTCTTCAAACGTCGGGTTGCGAGGAGGAATCGTCGGCACATGACCGCTGCCGCGATGGGTCGGAGCCGGGGTGCCGGTGGCTGGCTGACCTGACGACCTGTTCACACCAGGTGCGCCGGGACTCATGTTCCGAGGACCAACCGGCATGTTCGGGTTGTAGCCGCGACCGAAGTAATGCCGCTGCGGTCTCACATGCTTCATGCTCATGTTCGGTAGCGGCATCTCAGCGACATAGTCTCCAGGCGGTGGCAATGTCGGCCCAAGCGGAATCGGTTGCAGACCAGCGGGCGGAACCATGTGAGGGATCAGCTTGAAATCTGGGTCCGCTGGAGTCGGACTTGGGCCGGGAGTCGCTGGCGGAAGCCTCGGAGGAAACCCAGGCGCTGCCGGTGGCCACAGCGGGTTCAAACGGCTTCCCGGGTCAAACGTGTCGCGTCGTGGTGTCAGCGCCATTTCTCACCTACATCAACGAATCAGCGGTTTGACCGGTGCCCGACATCAACTGGCTGATCATGCTCGAGTCAGCGTTTTGCCGACTCGCGGCACCAGGCCGGTTCACTCGCACGTTCTCACGACTGGTCACCGGGGACTGTCGAGGACGGTTGCGGTCAGAACCAGGAGAGTCACCACCCATCGACTCCATCGGTGCTTTCGCCTGTTGCTGGACGATGTCCTTCAACTCGGGCAAGTTGGCGTACTTCGAGTAAATGTCCATCAACGCCGTCATGTTCAGTTCCATCCCCTGCTGTTGAAGCAACGGCATGGCCGGAACCACGATGCCCTGGACAATCTGGTTGATCGTTTGCAACCGCTCGCCAGGCGACTGGTGCTGCATCGAGTACGCTTCGATCTGCACCTCGTGTTCGTAAACCGAATGACCACGCCGCTCTTCGGGAGTGACTTGCATCTCCAGCGGACGGATTCCCTCGAACTCCACCGTCACCGGATAGGTCTGCAACGGGTCTTGCCACAGGTGGTAGCCAAAGTCCCTGATCAGGTCGCGGGTGAATTCCATCACCTTGTCCTGCATGCCAGCGATCCGCTGGTTCGCAGCCGCAAACAACAACTTGTCCTGGCCGACTGTCTCCGACTGCGGTCCCAGTCCACCGAGGGCATCAAGGTTTCCGGCTAGCCAACTGAACAGGTCGCGGCTCTGCAGCATGAACGCAAAGTTGCGCTGATCGATGCCGCCGAAACTCTTCTCCTGCACGGCGTCGGGGTTGTCGACAGCGACAATCTCCCCGTCACTGGTTTGGCGGATTCGCTCGGCATCCCCCGCATCCGCACCACGGGTGACCCCGATGTGCTTCACGCGGTTGGCCTGGCGTTCCAGCTTCCGGTACAGCCCGTTGACGATCTGGTGCAAACCCTGCCACAGCATCGCCGGGGCCAACGGCATCGTGTTGCCGTCTACCTCGTTGAACCAGAGCATGTGAAACGGGCCAAGATGACGATCCGGCCCATCCCAATCAACGACCCGCAACGGCGGTTGGCCTTCCATCGGGGACAACGTGACCAGCTTCCTCTCGTGCGGTAGCCAGATCTCCCACAGTTCGATCGTGTCCTCAAGCGCCGTTTCGACGCGACTGCTGCCCGAGGCCAACGTCCCGATCCGCTCGTCCCCGCCGTTCTCGTTGAAGTTGTAGTTTTCTTCGGGGCGTAGTTCGTCTCGAACCGACTTCTTGAACTGCTTGTTTTTCTTCGCTTCCGAAAGCCGCATCCGGTAACGATGACCACAGTACGCGACCTCCTCCATGTGCCGTGCCGACATGTCGTGGACCCAGTCGTCCAACAACACGCTGCGAACATACGGTTGGGTCTGGGCGAACTTGTAACCCTGGACCTCGACCTCGCCGCTGGTCTCGACGCCGACCTTGCAGATGCCGACCGAGAACAACGCCTGCTTCACGCAACGCTGGATCTGCGTATGAATCCGGTTCTTGATCAACTGCTCGTTGAGCATCCGCTCGTACTTAACGCCAACCGGACGCAGTTCACGGTTTCGCGTGAGCACCAATGCCTGGGGTGGTCGGGCACTCAGGTTTCGCTCGTAAACCTGTGCCGCCAACTCCATCAGGTTGACGTGGACCGGACGCTGGGCAGCATCGTCGGAGTAATACACACCGACGTACTGCTCTACCGCCTGACGATGGCGGGTCCGAAATGGCTCCAGTTTCCGGCGAGACGCTTCAACAGAACGTCGTAACCGCTGGAGATCTTCCGTTTTGCTGGGATTCAAATGTCATACCAGCAGCCTCATTCCCACTCGATATTGTCGACAGACTCTCGAACCCGCTCCCTCCGTCGCCACTCAAACGACATCACCGGAACCTGGTTCTTCTCTCTCTGTTTCTCTCTGCTCGCACGCTCTCGCAATATCTTCGCACACAGGGCATCGGCTATCACCACGTCCCCGTGATTGTCCCGGCTGTCGCTGGGATCAATCGTCTGTGACGCACCTCCATGCTCAACCCGCCCACTGGGAAGATAAACGAATTCACCCGCTTGTATCAATGATTTCTCAGATGGGTTCAGGAACTTGCCGGTGACCAAGGCGTCCCGGTAGTTCATCAACAAGTCCTTTTTCCCCTCGCCGGTTGAGAACCATCCAGGCCGATCCGACTGCTTTCGACGCAAGCTCATCTCGTCGGTTTTGAAATAGATATTGGCGTATTCGCAATCCTCGACCACCGTGCGGCCAAACGTCCGACCCGGGCCAGTCGCCTCCCAGATCAGGTACGCACCCCGGTCGTTCGGACCACGGAACATCCGGCACAACGCCACTGCCAACTCCGCAAACCGGTTGGCCGAGATCCGGTTGCTGCACAATTCGGCCACCTTCTCACCGCTGAGACGGTCCACCACCGACATGGCCGAATCACTCGCCCCCGTCCCCTGGCTGATATCACAACCGACGACATACTCCCGGTCCTTCGGCGGACACAGGTCTCGGTCCAGTTCGCACCACAGTTTCAACAACCCGACATCGTCCTCGACAAACCGGGGCTCATATCCGTCCTCGACGTACAGGCTTCCGACGTGGTTCGGACGGCGAGCGTAATTGGTCTTCAGTTGCTCGAGCGTCTTGGGGTCAAAGAACGGGTACGCAGAACCCTGGTAATCGATGTCCAACTGCGTGGCGATCTCGACCTCGTGTGCCCGCCGTTTCTTTTCACCGATATACCAATCACTCTGCGGTTTGCCTTCATCGTCGTACCACAGTCCAGCCGCCTTTTCGGGATGCTCCGACCAGTGGAACCGCAGCCGTGGAGTACCGGCCTGGCGTTGTGCGTAAAACGCATTCGCCGTACCCGCTGGCGTCGAATTGAATATTCGCGAGTTGGTGTTGTCGGCTGTCGCACTCAGCACGTCGTAGCCGCCACCCTCAAACGCAGCAAACTCGTCGATCAGCATCGCGGTACGTCGACCACCACGACCGATGTTGTCTGTCGTCGATTCTCCCTCGATCTTTGAACCATTGGTCAGGTTGAGCAGTTTCAACTTGTTCCGGCGTATTTCGGGCATCAACCAGGACGGCAGGTTCTTCTGGATGAAGTCGATATGTGCGAACAGGGAGTCCCCTGTACCGTCCACCAATCCCTCCTTCCGCGAGACCATCAGAAAACTCTGCAGTTCCCTGAAATGCCAACGCCACTCGAACAGCGTCAGACAGATCCAACTCGCCCCCATGTCCCGGCTTTTCTCGATCAATACGTCCGACTTGCCGATCGACTCGTTGAGTGCCAGGAACGCATCATCCTGATAAGGCCAGGTGATAAACGGCAACTTTGGACTCTGCCCGTCAGCGATCTTTCGGGGGTCGTAGGTCCACACGAAAGCGTTGATGTAGAACAACAGATCCCGTGAACAGGCCAGCCAGATGTTCTGCTGTGCCTCCCGGCTGTTCGCAGCCTCTTCCAGCAGATTCCGGCGATACTCCAGGTTCGCCTCGAAATCCTTCGGAACCGCTTTGTAACAAGGGGTGTCGATGGTCCCAGTCGGTTTCAGGATCGGTGCTACTGGCATGTCAAACTAACCAAACGAAAGAAAACGAAACGAAACAAAACAAAAACGTGACTGCACGGGACTGCACGGGACTGCACGGGCGACTGCACGGGCGACTGCACGAGTCCGCACGAGTCCGCACGGGCGACTGCACGGGACTGCACGGGCGACTGCACGGGACGTTTTGTTCGGTGAACCATAAAGGGCTGCGAAATAAGTAACTGACCGTTCGGTGAACACCCAACCGAACGCCTGGATATCCCTTGTTTTGCGGTGAAAGCAGTGTTCGATCGTTCGACAAGTGTTCATCGAACACGCCGAACGGTAGTGTCGTAACTACGGACTTCTTACGACAAACCGGATTTTTCAGAAAATCCGCTTTTACGTTTTCCCCCGTAAAACAAGCCTGGTTTCAACATCCGCTTTAAAATCCGCCCCATCCGCTTTGCGAAAAGCGCATCCAAAAGCGCCTTTGCGCGCATTCGAGCGCGCACTGGCGCGCACTGGCGCGCACTTTTGGCGGGGAATGGAGACTATTTGCGTTTTGTGGAGCAAAACCGGAGCCTTACCGTAGATACGCCGAATGCAGTTATTCACGAAAACCTCCCGTGAACAGGCCGTGAACAGAAAACCCCGTATCCTTGCACCCAAAGCAATGTCCCGTGAACAGCCCGTGAACAGCAAAACCTTCAGCTACACCTGCAGGTACACCCACAGATACGCCCAAAATTCGTTTCGCGCACTTAAGGGGAGGGAGTCTGCGCGAAACGAATTGTTTATGTTTGATCCGCACCACAGTTCTCGTAACCGCCGTCAACTTGGTATCCGCTGTGATCGGTGTGGAAACCGAACGTGTTTCCGGTTCGCCCCCTGTTCTTCAGGCCGCTTGATTCCCACAGTTTCCGGTAATGACCCTTCGGGATTCGCTCGCCACAGTCCAGGCACGTCAATATGCACTCCCGGTCCACCTTGCACAGGGCGCTGACGTTCAGGCGGGTTCGGCCCATATGACGGCAATCAGTCATTCGTTTTCCTCGAAGAAAAACGGCACCTTCAAAACGGGTTGCAAAGAGGCAATGCCGACAGGCACTTCAATCCCGGTGCGGACGAAATACCCGTTCTCGATGAACTGCTCTACGAGACCCGAGTTCTCCGAATAGGTCTTGGCAACAAACTCGTCATTTTTCAGTTTGAGGACGATGTCAACATCTGCACTGAGGGTGGCGTATCGCAAACCGTCCTCGTCGTTGAAATCAACTTTCAAGTTGCCGTTCTTGTACCTGTAGAATTCCAGTTCGCCTTTGAGGATCTTGTGCCGGTGGTAAACCCAAACGGCTTTCTTCCCGTCAGTTTGCTTGCGATCAGTCATTCCCGGCCCCGTTGTCGACGAAACCTCCGTTTTCCGCAGAGTTAGGGGGGTTTCGCCGACACGCCCCCTCGTTTTCGACGTATTCGCCACACCAATCGTCGTGCCGTGTCACGGTGGGAGAGTTGTCGTCGGTCGACTCATCCGTGTCGTTCCTCGTCGGCGGATAACGATGGCACCACCCCGTCCAGTCCATCGGTGCGCCCGACATGTTGTAAAGCGGAAACACCCCGTCCAGTTCCTCCCAAAAACCGCAATTGAGACACGTCTTGTCCTGGGACCGCTCCTCTCGCCACAACTTGCGCTGGGCAGCACCCGCCTCGTGACCGTATTCCGCGCACACTTCCCAGCCGTTGTCCTTGAAGACCTTGCGGCCCATTTCATGTTCCTCGCTGATCGGCGCTTTCGACAACATCGCCTCCAGCCGGTCCACCTCACCCAGTAGCCATTCCACCTCCTCGGGCCAAAACAGCTTCGATTCCAGCTTCACCCGACGCCGAATGTCCTTCAGTCGTTCACTCACTAACTTGTCCTCTGCAAGCCAAGACGCATGCGATACGTCAGGTTCGTGTTCGGAGCAGGAGGCTGGCCAGGGTCGCATTCCTCGCAGTAATTCAACTGCTTCAACCGGTCACCAGAAACACGCAACGCTTCGCCGCAACGATCACAAAAGTCGCGGTAACAACGTGAACCGGGGATGCGTTGACCGACCTGAAGCTCACTCATCGTCATCCTCACACCACGGGCAACTCGTCCGCGTTCCAGACACTGTCCGACCACACTTGTCACACTTCCACGTCATTGCCCCTCCTCATCCTCCAGCCCGAAACTCGGCCAGGGATTCTCCTGCAGGTTCACAGTCGGGGTCTCAAAAGCCTCCAGGAGGTCGTCACCAGGGGCAAAACTC